TCTTTAATACCCTTAACAATTTCTGCAGTACTAGAAGTATCAGCATATCCTGCCATCTTTTTAGCTGCAACCATATCGCCGCCAGCTTCATCAAAAAGCACGGCAAGGAACTTTTGTTGTTTGTCTGTTAGCTGTCTAGCCATTAAAACTCACCATGATGCATTGCGTGGGCTAATTTTGTACTACGTGATTTTACCTGAACTGCCCACCTGCTGTCAAGCATTTCTTTCGCCGCTATGTCAAACTTTCCTTCGTGAACAGCATTCCACATTTTTTGAAACTTTCGCAAGCGAGGTACCCCCATATTAAATGCCATATCCATCAATACTAGCTGACGTACAGCGTCTAGCTTGTCAACACAAGGGTGCGCACGAACAAGTTCTTCCTCGACTATCTGTACGTCATTCTTTGCAAGGTACATAGCATCAGCTTCAGTAATACCGTACTCGTAGATAGCGTCCATATTAGGAATGTCCATCCAGTCCAGTTCTTCCTTTGTGATACCACGGTCCTCTAGGTTGCGTCCAATACCAATCGTATCAATACCAAGCGTATCTTTGTACACTTGAAGGCGCAGACCTTCGTGTGCTATAAGTTTGTTTACAAAGTTCTCAGAGTTGTATTTCATTTCTCATGCCCCATCCACACCGCAAATGCACCTGTCATGGCCCCCGTGACTACACTCACTAGACCCGCCTGTGCGTTGGTAGGGTCTGGCAATGTCATAAACCACTCCACTACCCGCCAAGCGGATAAGGACATCATAATCATCATCAAGCGGGGCAGTATCTTCCACTTGAGTAGTCTTTCCATTGTTACTTCTGCCACGATTAATCCTCGCCTGTTCTTCGGTAGTTCTGTCGTGCATATTCCACATCTGCAATAGGACTACCCTTTTCCAAATAACCTAGTAGCACTGCGAACACCAAAGCTGGCAGCAACGATAACACCAAGGCTATACTGATACCATGAAGGCATTGCTTGGAGTTGGGCAAATCCATTTGCCACTACTTCTTCCATACCCGGAATGAACGCAAGAATGAGAGGTATACTGAACAGAATAGTAAGCCACTCATCTTTCCACGAAGACTTACTTCCTTTAGCCATTTCCAAATCCCAATCAAGTTCGCCAGTAGCTTTCTTTTCCATGATTGTAGCTTCAGCTTTAGCCCGTGCAACTTTTGCACCAGTTTCTGCTTTAGTCTTTTCAACTTTTCCATTTAACCACGTCCCTGCCAGTTCAGCAACTGGCCCTATCAACAAATTTAACATTTTTTAGTTCCTGTAGCTTTTTCTTGATTAAGAATACACGGGTCTCTATATCTGGCTCTATGTCGGCCAAACGAAACGTGCGTGGGTCTTTACCCGCCTCTGCGAAATCTTGCAGTCTTTTTTGCAATAGATTTAGGCTGGCGTACAAATTGCTTCCCCTTACGTGATCCTTCTCTCTTAGCCTTAGTTGTAGCAGCATACTCTGCACTTGTCAAGGACTTTATTGCCTTTTCAGGCAAATACCTTTCACCTGTCTTGGCACTAGGCTTACCTGACTTTGTGCGCCACTTCTGTTTTGTCCAGTTTTTCAGGCTCTGTTGTGACTTTGCAATTGCCATTATTTTTCCTGTGACTTTCTAATTTGCTTGAATGTTTCTTGGATGCTTGGTGGCTTGGTTTCGTTAGGGTCATACTTACACTGAAATTCACGGGGGAACCATTCGTCCATACGAAAAAACAACGTGTCCACCGTATTGTTTACACCGTGATAGACGCATACACGCTGCTTGTCTACCGTAGTGCAACCCTTCAACCTGCACGTTACATGTGTAGGGTCTGCTGCTTTAGCAACTGTACCCTTCATAAAGACTACAAAAGCATACAAAGCTGCTGCACCTGCAGTGACTACCAGTATCCACGCTACAATCTCTACGAACTTCTGCCTACGTTCACGCTGCTTGTAAAGTGTTTCTTTACGCTGCTTACGTATCTGGCCTTCCATTGCCACCAGTGAATCCCACTTAGACTTACCCATAGTGAGGCTTATCCACTGCTGCAGTTCGTATCTCTGTTGCTTTGCCTTTTCTTTGTTGGCAAATGCAGTTATAGCTTCTTGCTCTACGGATTGTCCAGCAAACAGCTTCTTAAATATAGGCGGGTTCTTTGCTTCTTTCTCAGCCTGTTCCAAGTCAGACATGGCACCCATCCATCTGGATAAGTCTCCTGCCATCTGTTCTATGTCACGGCCTACTGCAAAACCTTTTTTGATTGCACCAAACGCTGCCGAAGCAGTCGCCATTGCGCTGATGGGGTCCATCTTAATATATCCTTACGTTGTCGGGGTTAACGTATTTAGGTACACAATAAGCTGTTACTCTGTCTTTTGGGTCTAAGTATGCGCTATACTGATAATTACCATACCTCTTTGCTGACTTCTCTGCAAAATAATTGCACTCGTTAATACTACGAAAGTACATGTCGCCACTGACTAAGTTGCGAAACTCTCCTGTGCCTAAATAGACAAGAAGCAGAAATACGTGTTCCATGTCATTTGTAACCGCCTCCTGCTTTCTTATAGGCTGACGCAAGCATCTGCGCCTTACGTGCTGACCACTGACCGGGTGCGCCACCTTTGCCCCCAGCCTTGATGCGGTTAAACTGTTGCTTTCTCATTCCGGGCTTAGTATAGTTGCCAGCTTCATTAACTCTTGATTTGCTCTTAGGCGAACCGCCTTGCGAAAGGCTAACCGTTCTAGTCGGTTTCTTTTTCGCTGCAGTTTGTGCGGCTTTGGTTTTTTTAGCGGCTGGCTTTTTAGTGACACGGGGCATCTCCTGTCTCCTATCTCGCTGGGTCAAAAAATTCTTCACAGGCAGTAGTAACAACTAGCTTACTAGCTGTACCTGCTGTGCATTTGATAATGTCACCTGCATGAAGATACAGGGGTCTGTCTACAGTAAATATAGACTCGTATGACCCACCCGCAATATTGTGAGCAGTCAACAAGTCATACTCTGCATTATCATCTGCATGAAAAAGGTGTAGGCTCAAAGTCACGTTACCTGTGTGATTATTACTTACAAACAAATTCTCCAAGTGTGAAGAGAAGTTTGCAGGTACAGTGTACACATTCGTCTTGTTAGTATTACCTAACGCAACTACCTCTGTACGAAACTTAGAACCCGTTTGTAATACTGGCATCTCTACTTTCCCAATACGGCTTTCCGTAATCGTGTAGTATTTCTTCGCCCTGTTTTATGTCTTTAAGTGCAAAAAATCTAACAAAGCGTTCATCTTTGTCGTCTATTTCCCATTCTGCATTTGGAAGGTCGCCATGATTATACACCATGCCTAAACCTAGTACGACCATAAAGTCTGTATCACCTTCATACGCAGACTGAAACATGTAGTTGTGAAGTATACATTCATCAGCTACCTCATCTTCAGAGACAAACAAATAAGGACACAACTCTATTGTATCGTCTTGAGCATAGTCCTTATCTGCGAAAACTCCGTGACCATGTAAATCTGAATCCTGTATGTAAGGCATTACTTCTTCTTTTTAGCCATGCCCCCACGCATCATCTTCTTCTTCTTGGCCATCTTAGCCATGCCGCCGCCCATCATTTTCTTTTTGGGCATACCGCCACCACGCATCTTGGTCATTCCACCGCCACGCATTTTCTTCTTAGCCATTTTAGCTTTACCCATTGCCATTACGCAATCTCCTTCTGTCAAGAACTAAGGCTTCATAAACATCATCTGGAAAATGTTCGTAGTAATTAGACTTTTCCAGATACAAAGCTGCATCGTCCAGTTTAGATAATAACTGTACAAAGACCATGCAGTAAGACAAGCTGTCATCTGTAACCCCGTCATCGACAAGGAAGTCAAGTCCAGCCTCTGTTGCATCGTAGTTGGGGTGAAACACCATCAGGTGCAAATCAATACCGGCTACAGATGCTAACTCATTGATGCCATCACAGTACCCGTCTAGGTACTCCATGTCTGGCAAATTCTCTTCTGCCCACACTACAATTTCGTAGTCGTGGTCGCTAAATGTACGGACTTGCTCCATAAGTCCATCCAGCCCTGTGTTTATGCTGAACACCACCTTGTCATCAGCCCATGCCTTTCTGGCATAGGGGCAGGGCGGTAAACCATTCAGTTTCGCATTAGGTACTTCTAAAAAATCAT